TACCAGTCCCACAATGATGTTCCACTCCATTGGTATCACCTGCCTTTCCCATTGAGCATATCAAAGCCCCGCATCCTTTTCGCCCCGAAGCAGATAAAAATTTGAAAGAGAGGGATTGCCCTATGATCTGGATTGAATTTGCCGTCAGTGCCCTTGTGACCGCTGCAACATACGGGGCAGGGCCTATGCTTCTGGCTCTGCTCCGAAAGAAACCGCTCCGTGTCCGATACCTGCGGATATTCAGCGCTGTGTACACGATTGCCGTATGGGCCGTGTGGCAGTTCCTTACATACGACGGGAACGCCGTGCGGACCATGCCAGCCCTGCTCTGGGGGTATGTGTTCTATCGCCTTGCAAGGAGCGTCCTGGAGAAAAAGCCCGTACCAGCCATACCGAAGGAACGATGGTACACCTGCCCGAAGTGTGGGCAGCTCGTCCCGGAGGGAAAGCCGTGTGACTGCGAAAGCCTTTCTCCCCAGCCGGGGGAGAAGTTGTGCGGCACACCGTTCATCCAGGCGGGCCAGACCCCGCCCGGAGTTGAAACCGAACAGCCGAAGCCGGGAAAGCGGTCTCCGGTGGTTCCGCTTTGCATAGCCGCTGCTTTGCTGGTGGTATGCACCTGCATCCTTGGCTACCGTGCCTCCGTGCTCACGGCAGCGCGGGATGACCTGGCAGCGGAGAATGCGGAATTGCGCTCCAGAGTTTCCGCGCTATCCACCGAAAAGACGCAACTGCAAGAAAAAGTGAACGACCTGGAGGCTCGGAACGAGGATTTGTCCGGCTATCTTCACGACGCCACTTTTCTTTACAACAACATTGGGTTCATCGTCGAAGGGTCAAACCGTTATCACAATTACGATTGCCCTGTGTTCCAGGGTGCTGACGAATACTGGGCGCATAATATAGAATACTGCGAGTATCTGGGGTACTCGAAGTGCGGAAATTGTTGGTGACGACATGAAAAAATGGGAGCAGGGATGACCTGCTCCCATTTCTTTACCATTCGCTGGTGTAGACGGTCCCCCAGAGGAAAGCCCGCTGTTCATCGGTCAGGCCGGAGAAGTCCTCCAGCCATTCCCGCACATGGTCGCTCTTGGCCTCACCCTTCACGGTCTTGCCGTCTGCGTCCTTGGTCCCTTCCATCTCATTGTAGGCGGTGTGGAACAGGACGTACTCCCAGGGTTCGATGCCCTGGGCCTCTGCGTCGTCGGCCTGGGCCATCCACTTGGTGCTGACCTCGTACTGCCCGTCGGAATGGTCCGCCAGGGCGCTCTTGTCGGCCAGATCATAGGCCGCCTTGAGCACCTTGTCGCGGGTCTCGTCGTCCATTCCCTGGAAAATAGGGCTGCTCGTCAGGTCATCGGCCATGCTGCGGTAGTCGCTGGCCCGCTGGTCGGAGTATGCCCGGTAGGCGCTGCTGCCCAGGTCGTCCGCGCCGAAGGTCTCCTCCTTCTCCTTGGCCGGGGCGTATTTGTCCCGGCTGCCGATAAGGTCCCGCGCCCTCTGGGGCAGGGTGTAGTCCGGGTCCTTCTCAACGGCCTTGTTGTAGCGGCTCCGCATGGCGCTGTCGATGCTTGCGCCGTCCACGCCCATGCTGTTCATCAGGTCGTCCCTGATGTGCTGGTAGGTGTCCATGTCGCCCTGCTCCAGCGCCCGGTACAGAATGGCGTAATAGCGGTTCTTGTTGCCGGTGTTGGAGATGTTGTAGATAGCCTTTTCCATCTCATACTGGAGCGGGATGTTGCCGGTCTCCACCGCCGCGCTCCGGGCCAGGCCCCACATATCCCGCGTCAGGTTGGAGGCCGGGATGCCGAACATCTTTGCACCGGCGGCCAGCAGTCCCTTGAGGGCGTAGGCCCTGGTCCGCTTGCCCTGGCCGTCGGCGCTCTGGATGGCCGTCTGTCCGGCCTGGATAAGGTCGGACACGATCTCCATTTCCGTGCGGGACACGTCGTAGCCCTGCATGATGGACAGCGCGTCCTTCACAAAGGGGATTTGCCCCAGGGGGTTCATGTTGCTGCCGACGTTGCCCTCCATGATGGCGTTCCAGGCTTTCTCCCAGGAGGTCTCCTCGTCACCAGAGATGCCGGTGAACGCAGTCCGGAAGCGCTCCCAGTATTTTTTATCTTCGTCATCGTCGCGCATGGCGTCGATAAGGCTCTGGGCC